GAACAGATCGTTAAGAGGACCGGGACCAGATGCACGACCTCCCATAGTCTTGAGGCGTTCGCCCGATGCACGTACATCTGACAAGTCCCACGCTGGAACCTGCCCAGCATACAGCAGCGCAATCAACTCGCGCAACGACTTGGCCCATCCCGGCTTGGAGTCACCGACCTTAATTACAGTGTCTGTGCGGTGCATGGCATCGCTGATTACAGGCAACTTGTCCACGTTCTCACGCTCGACAGAAAAGCCCACACCTGTGCCACACATCAGGATGTACATGCATTCATCGAACGAGCGGGGGCTGTCCACCGGAATATAGCTACAGTTGTAGCCACATATACTGTCTCGCTCTAAGGCCGGACCCGCAGTCATCATACCACGCATGGAAGGCATAATCTCTTGACCAATAATGGCCTGTTCAATGTCAAGAATATCGTCATTGGAGATGTCGAAATTATGCTTACTTTTAACGTGGTTACGCATGAAGCTTGTGTAACGATTAACGGTCTCATCCCAGTTCTCTCTGCGCTGTTCGCTGTCGAGCCAACGAGCATAGCGGGACTTGTGAATGAATTGTTGATAGGGTGTGGGCAGCATGTTATCCACGGCTTTTCTCCTCAATAAGTTTATTTAAGTAGAACTGGGCTTTTTTAAGGTCTTCCAGTCCGTTTTTGTATCTGTATCTCCAGAGGTACTTGAGAATGTTTCCCTGCAGGTAATGTTCGAAGCCGTCGCCTGTCGCCGCTGCGATTGCGTCGAGGCATTCAATACCTGCCTGATTGTAGTGTGGCGGGTGGTTGACGTTATCGGCATCCTTGCTCTTCTCTCCCAAGTAATCTTCGTTGCGTATGCGCATGTATTCCTCGTGTCTCATCTGTTGTCACCATCACCATGTATATTACCCTGTGCCATGCGCGACTTCAACTTGTAGATGTTCATCTCTGCAATCTGCTGCAGGGTAAAGCCCAGATCATCTGCAAGGGCCGCACAGTACCACAGAACATCCCCTATCTCTTTGGCTATCTCCCCCTTAAACTCGGCTTCATCGCGTCCATCGCGATATATCTTCTTAACCTTGTCAGCAACCTCGCCAGCCTCACCAGCTAGGCCCAGAGCGGGATATACTATCTTCATTCGCTCAGGGTATATAGCAAACTTACGAGCCTGCATCTGGTAGTTGTTTATGTTCCAGTTTTCTCTGATCATTGCTTCTTTCCAAAATCAATCTTAACAATGTTAGTGTCGGGCACGTGGTTTACTTCCACACCATTAGAGGTCTCTTCCTCGTATTCTACTTTTGTCGTTTCGAACTTTAGTCGGGCAAGACCTGCTGCCATCACACGATCAAAGTCAGACTCCATCAACTCGACAAGCCCGGTCAGGATTATCACACCAGCGGGTATGTATTCGTCATCTTCATCCTCTTCAGTCGTGTCGTACGCAGCCATAGACACATGCTCATCATCATCACCCTGCCTGAAGACAAGATACCACCGATCCTTTAACAGGCTGGCGCGTTCAAGCGTACTCTGTACTTCACTGTCATCCATTTGTACACCACTCCTCTGGGATAGAACCCTCGGCCCACTGGAAGCCGTGCTTCGTAGCCCAAGAACCGTACGTTGTTTTGGAACCTTTGTAAATCTTATTAGACGCCCTGATGAATACAAATCTAATATCCATGTCAGGATTCTGTTCCTTGACCAGTATCATCTTGACCCTGTCGCCCTTATCAAGGTAGCCCTTGGTTTCCACATACACATCCGTCTCGGGAAAGTAAAAGTCCGGAGTATAGGTTCGCGGCTTTGGTATATAGACTACCCGCTGCTTTTCATACTCGAAGGAGATTCCACGCTCGACAAGTTTGCGGGCTATGTTGGATTCAAATTGTGACCTAAATTTCATGGATCGTTCTACCCTTGCAAGGGAAATGTTCCCTTTATTAAGTTCAGCCTTTTTAGCAGATACTGTTCTACTTTTGGTGTATACTTTTTTAAACGCGACAGTTCCTCGTTTAAGAGAATCGTCGGAATACATACAGTCTCTCCCATACGTAAGTAGTGGTTGATTTGTTGAAACTCATCTTCAATACGAACGATGTCCCTAGCCTCTGTAGCAGAAGTTAGATAGCCGGACTCGGTGTAGTTCTCTCGCAAAGTTAAAGGCAGCGAACCCTCTATATTACGCACCATAACCAGTGCGGGTTCGCCGCCCTTGCTTTCTTGATTGTCAATGTACAGGTGTCGAAGCTGCGGGTTTAAGCCCAGTAATTTGAGGTCGTAGCCGTTGGTGTAAAGGACGGGCATATCATCTCTCCTTTGTCACCAGCTTTGTGTACCACGTCATTGGTGGGTTCTTTGCTTTGGATGTGATCCGTGGGTGGTACTCTGCATTCTTCCAACAGTTCTCTTTGAACGAACAGAAGGTGCAGGTCTTAGGCATCAGGCGATTGCCCGTTTCATGCTTGACACCCTTTTCTGTGTACGTTTCTGGAACAGAGGTAAAGGGTACTTTGAACTTTGCATCCGTGACAATCGCATTTACACGTCTGGCTGCTTCCGCCAAATACTCCGCACGATCTTCTTCCTGATCATCTGGAGCCTCAACAAAGTCCCACTCACCGCTTGACTTGTTGATAGCAATCCAGCCACCAAACGGCATTCCCTTTGACTCTGAGTAAAGGAACCCCTGCATGATGTAACCAAAGGGATCATCCTCTTTGATAGCATCATAGCCACCCCGTCCCGAGAACTTGTTCTCAAATGACCATGGGCTTGTAGACTTGATGTCCCACACCTTGTCATCAATGATAACATCAAGAGTACCGTTGACGGTCTCGCCGTCGAGTTCGAGGGAACACTTGCTCTGTTCCTGTTCGACATTGATACCGGCACCCTTCATAATGAGAACGGCTGCTGCCTCTACAAGATCACCAATAAGAAAACGAACAAGATCGTTGTAAGCGACATCCTGTTTTAATCCTTGTTTCTCTAACTGTTGTTGACATAGGGGACGGCCAAGACCAGACATCCGGATACGATAATCTGATCTACGACTAAACTGTTTACGTATAGCCGCCTTGCAGTCTTCCCCAAATGTTTCGATCAAGTCGTCGAGACGAGAGGAGTCTATCTCCCCTCGCCCCGCCTTTTGAAGGAAGTCCTGTACTTCCAAGAGATGAAGCATCAGCTTGCGAAACGCTCTGCCAAGTCAATGTCATCATCACTGGCAGCCACCTTCACTGCGCCCCGATACTCGGTCATAACCTGCTCGTTATGGCCTTTGACGGTTTCAGCAAACTGCTTGATAAGCTCCTTATCCGTGTCAGTAATTGACACCTCTTTGACAAGATTGAGCTTTGGAGTCCAGTAGATCACGCCACCATTCTTCTGCTTTTCAGTAGTCAGTTCGATGACCGCCTTCTGCATTAGAATCTTACGGCGTGTTAACTGGGTGTCGATGAACTCACGGACAGGGCGAAAGCCTGACCGCTTGAAGTACGCCATAAAAGGCTTATCGACAATCTCGGCGGGTGAACCATCCGCATGGGTTGCCCCCTCTGCCGTAATCACGCCATAAAGAACCTGATTGCAGCTAACAGACTTACTGAGAATGACACGAGGATCGTCCGCAGCAAGCTGATCTTCTTCAGCACGGGTCAGACGCCCGCACTTGTTACCGCCTGCATTATCGGGGAACTCACCCGACAGGCTGGTTCGCTGAACAGACTTGCAGGAAAACTTCTGTTCTTCTTGATCCCACACAGACCATTCGTACGTACGCATTAGTGGCCTGATGTGAACAGAGTCTGCGTAGGCAGGCCCAGAGCCATTCCATATACGCCACGCCCCACGCTTCAGGGTCATGCCGTCATCGTTCTCTGCCTCGTAGTTAATCGTTAGCCGTGGCAAACCCACACGCGGAGTCGAATCCACGTCAGCCTGCCCAGACATTTTCATTAAGGCTTGTTCATCTTCCGCATCGAATGCAGTTACAAAATTTACCAGTTCTTCGTTCAGTTGTATTTCTGTACCCATGGTGTCCTCACTATTGGGTGTTAAAGGTAGAAGTATTATACAGTCAACACTTCTTCCAAGTCAAGCCAGTTTTTTCCCATTTTTAATTCTATTCCTACAGGCATATCGTAGCGCACCCCGTAGCGTCGTTCTGTCTCCTGCGGTATACATAGCATACTCTTTGCCATGATCTCAATGCACTGCTTCTCTTCACCCGGATATACATCCATGACGATGGAATCATGCACCGTGTTGCAGATCACAGACTGTAGATCACTGTCTTTCAATGCTTTATGCAGCACAACAAGGGCGATGGGCAGCAGGTCTGCAGTGGCAAACCCCTGTACTGGATAGTTGCAGATGGCTGTCCTGTTCGTGGCAGTGCCCCACTCCGTCCAGCGGGTTCCCGGAAAACAGTACTCCCGACCTGACGGTAGCCTGATGTGACTCTTGGTCACTGCGTCCCTCTGTAGTAACTGGTGCCAGTCGCTGACACCGTCGTACTTTTGTTTGAAGGCACGGTAGTAACGCTTCTGGTCTTCAGTGCCACTGACACCACCATACAGAGGCTTGAATGTGTGAGCCTTGGCTTCCTGCCTAGTGCAGCCAATGATGCTGGCCGTGTAGCTATGCACATCAGTCCCCGCATCCACGTCGTTTCGTATGCCCGTGTCCTTTGCAAGGAACCCAGCAACTCTGAATTCTAACTGCGCGTAGTCACCCTCAAGTATCGAACCACCCTCGAACCGACTTTCGACAGCGCGGCGAATGATAAATGTCGAACCGCGTGGCATGTTCTGGAAGTTCGGGTTACGAGATGACAGACGGCCTGTGGCTGTCACACACTGCATATACTCTGTGTGGATGAAGCCGTTGGAGTCCATGTTGTTCTCCATGCCCTCGACAAAGGATCGCAGGTAAGTTCGTACAGCAGAGTAACGAACGTAAGCTTCTGCAAACTCACGTGCCTCACCGCGCAAGCCGGTCATCATCTCCTCAAGGGTAGACTTGTCCGTCTTGAAGCCGCCAGAGGCTGTGTCGAAGGTATCTCGCGGAACCAGCTTGAAGCCAGCAACTTCTTGCGTGTTGGTGTAAACGACGCCAGAGCCTTCACAGGACTTACAGATACGTAGTGCCTTACCGGGGGTGCCATCCTTACGAGGAGGGGTATAGCGACCCTTCCCAGAGCATTCTACGCACTGTTTACCTATGGTCCTATACAGCAGCGTGGTTTCGTTAAGGATGTGCCGCTTGAACTCACCCTTTGCCATGCGTGTTCGTTGCTTGGGTTTCTTGGTTGCGCCACGAATTTCATGCCCCAAGTTGAATAGAACAGCCCACCGCTTCTTGTCCTTGATAGCACAGGAGTAAAACAGGCGGGACCGATCGTCCGGACTGTCTAGGTTAACTGGCGTATCGCCCATCGCGTTCGCGGCAAGTTCCTGTAGCCTGCGTTCCAAGCTGAACAGTTCATCCTCGTACTCCTTACGAATATCAGCAAGGGTACTGCGATTGATCTTGATGCCGTTGCGTTCGATGTCAGCAAGTGTGTCAGTGACTTCAAGCGACAGACGCAAAGTGGGCAAGAGTGCCTGATTCTTCATGGAACAATTCCTCAAATGTGGTGCCAAAGGCTTCTAGCTGTGCAAGTGCTACCTGCTCGGTTGCAAGGACATCAGCCTTGCCATATGTTTCAATTATATCCCAAGGAATGTCATAAAACGTCTTACCTTCCTTGAAATACGGCGCGACAAGGTCTGTCTCCTTTTGTACTCCACTATACTTTTCTGCAAGAGCAGCAAGTCCCAGAGGCCAACGACGCGCCCTCGCCAGTAGATATTCCGCAACCATCGTGTCATAGATATGTCCCCTGTATACGAACCCGCAGTCACGAATCCAAGATAAGTCAAACTTTATGTTTTGTCCAACTATAACGTCGGCATGGTTCAAGGCAGCTTGAAATTTTGTGAACGCACCCTCCGTGGGTGGCTGTGTCGAGTGGTAGTAGCAGTCGTAGTCCACGCTGCTGGTCAGCCACTTGTATCCGATAGACACAAGCTGGTTGCCAAAGTATGGCAGGGGTGTGGACGAACCGTTTGCTTTCTCACGGTGAGTAGTCTCAATGTCAAAGGTGAGGACATTCATTAGTAGTACACCCCCCTGTGTGTATCGATGTGACACGTTTCCATGCCGTGCCAGCCATTAACTTTGTTCTTGGATATGCAGATGTGACGCACCGTGTTCTCTTCTTCGGACGTGCCTGTCTTACCAATACCTATGATGACATCAGCCTCACCAGCTTTGCCAGTCTTGGAGTTGTCCATCATGTTATAGTCAATAAATTGACGGTCATGTCCATCATTTGACGCCTGACTGACAGCCCACACAAGTAACTTGTTCCGCTTGGCAACCTCACGTGCAAGCACATATATCTCCTTGAGGCGTTCATCACCCCGACTAAAGGTACCGTCGATGCGAAACTTATCAAGCTGATCACAGAACATGACATCAGGTTCATTTAGCTGGGCGTAGTCATTTAACTCATCCATCGACATGCCCACCGCATCCATGACAGTCAGGTACGGGTCAATCTCTTCGGCGTATCGCTTGTCAAACTCTGAAGACTGTGACCTCAACTCTGATGCGGTCATGGCAAAGTAAGACTGGAGTATGCGCGACTTTATCTTACGCGCCTCTTCCTCGTTAGCCCAGTAGATAACCTTTTGTTTTTGTTTGATATACGTTGCAGCAAGGAACGAACAGAACGTAGTCTTGCCAGTCTCCGGACGGGCAAAGATGATACCTAAGCCGCCCCGATCCATCCCCGGCAACCTGTGGGATATGATGTCAAAGTCGAAGGGGAAGTCCGGCTCGGACGATTCCTCGCAGAAAAGTTCGGCAAGGCCGCTGGTCACCTCGGTGTAGGTTGTCTTGTCAGACATACGCCCATCCTCAACCATGTCGATCAGGGTCTTGAGTTCACCAAAGTGTTCACTCTCACCCGTGAAGATGGCAATCGCCTTCTCACCAATCTGCCGCGCACGATCACGAACCCAGAAGTTCTTGACCACGTCATGTTCGAGTTCGTGGCTGTCTGTTATCTGGTGGGGTAGTGTGTCTATTATATCGTGCAACTCCTGCATGGCCGACACAGGCATGGCAGGATTAC